GAGAGTGTCGGCGCACCGACAAACACGGAAGGCGACGTGCTCAACGAGCAATGCAGGTGAGGGCCAAACGAGTTCGTGCCCGTGTTGCCACTCAATCCCACCCGGTCACCTTCAGCCAAAGTTTGCCCAACCGTGCAATCGATTTGGCTGAGGTGAATGTAACTCCAGAAACGCCCGTCAGGGAGGCTCTGTGCCACGTAGAACCCGTTCCCGTCGTTCCACCCGGTAGCGGTCACAACGCCCGGCAGAACGGCACGCACAACGGTACCCGTAGGGCACAACCAATCCGAGCCCGTGTGAGGTTTGCCGGTCGCTGGTCTTATGTGGCCAAACGGATCAGCCGCATCATATGGAAAGTCAACGGGTTGCATTAGACGCTAGCCGGTCTCAAGAACTGAATCGAGAAGTTGGTGTCGTTGTTCGTCGCCGCGCCACCACTGTTCTGATAAATAAACATTCGGATATTCGCGCCTGACGCCAACAAGTACGCGCTAGCCTCATTGATTGCACCAGCAATACCCGTCGGGTCGGTCTCCGTCGCCTGAATGAGCGTACTCGTTGAATAGGTTGTTGAGCCTTGGTTGATTGCGAGTGCTCGTGTTGTTCCGGCTGTGCTTGACCATGCCGGAGTTCGCACCGAACCGCCAATGGCATACCAGCCTGTTTGTCGCACCGTAAAAACGCTTGGTATCGTTGCGGAGTTGATTTGAATGGTATCCGTGTTTGACGTTGAACCGGCGCAAGCAAACGTGTTAAACGACACAACCGTATAAGTATCGTTCGGGATTGATAGGCTCGTGTTGTTCCGCTTGCCAGCGAAAAGCACTGTCCCCTCTGCAGGGTACCAGCCCGCTGTTGCGGCGCCCCCGGGGTTCGTGCTGGCGTTATACAGTTCGTAATATTGCCAATACGAGTTCGACGAGCTGATGAACGACATCATGCCTTGACTTGGTGAGGCAAGGGCGGAGGTTCGCGCCGCCGTCGTAGCGAACTTCATAATCGCTTGTTCTTGCAAATAGCCTTGCACCTGTGCGGCGGTCAAGACCGCGCCAGCGGTGAAGGTTCTAAAACCGAGTCCAGCCATTTTATTTCTCCTTAGGGGTAAGCACCGCGAGTATCGTCACCTGAAATGCTGAAAGTAAAATCACACCGATCCGGTTCAGCTGAAACGTCAACCCCAATGATGTAACCATCATTGTAAACGGCACTGCCAATAGCGTTCGGAGTCCATGAAACGCCCACATACGTTCCAATGTAAAGACTAATAACTTGGCTCGCGCCATCGATTAGGTTTTGCACCTGAGCATTGTCAAGTGAAACGGTCAAGCTTGAAACCCTAAAACGTGGCTCGCTAAACTTCTGATCGAGGTGCGTAGCGACGTACGCCATTTGTCCCGTACCGGCCTGCAAGACCGGGAACTCACCATATGAAATTCCATAGTCAGCTTGTGAAGTTGTGTTCTGCAACGTTACTGTCCCGGGGTAGCCGGTTACTGATATGTAGTTGAAAAATTGGTCTGTGTCATAGCTCGTTTCAATTGCTTGAAACGGAATCTTTGTTGAATCGGAATCACTAAAGGTCACAAAGGTTGGGTCATAAACAGGCACGAACCAGTTCCAGCCCCACAAGATAATCGTGCCGTCAATCACCGCCAAATAGACGCGCTCCGAATCGGCAAGCTGTTGCAAATACGACAAGGCATCGCCCGAATAAGACGCGGTTCCCATTGTGAACGCTGTTGATTGAGTAGCGGTTAGTTCGGGAGGCCATGCCACCGAAGAACTGGTGAGAGCACGCGCAAACCTAAGGTCAGTAGTTTCAGCCGTCGGAGTAGTTAGCGTGAGGTTCTGATTTGAAAGAACGGTGAACGCATCCGAACATGAGGCGGTTGCTATTGAATCCCCTGAAACGTCATAGTCAAAAGACCAATCATCGATGAACCCGACAAAGACTCCCCAACCGGGGTCAGGGTAAGCGTCGGTAATGATGGCAAAGCGAACACGGTTTCGAGGTTTGACTGCTCCGTAAATAGGTGACGAAATGTAGTTCGGGTCAAACACGCGTGCGCGATTGTCAAACACGATAGACATTTGACCGGCAGTGAACTTGTCTTGAATAGTCGAACGTCCCGTTTTCACGTTCACGGATCGCACGTACTCAGTCACATCCGTCGGCACGTAACCGAGTAGTCCCGTGTCGAGTAGGTCGGTGTCGAGAATAAAACCCTCGTTGCCTTCGAGTTCGACTTTGTATGAATAACCGTTTGGCATTATGCGCTCGCAAACACAGGGCCGGAGGAACGCTCAAAACGCTTGATAGCGTCAACGACGGCGCGACCAATATCGGCGGAAGTAGACAAGCCACCATTCACCACGACGTTATAGGTGGCACCGCCACCGCTTCCGTTCATCATGCGGTCAAGCCTATCCAACGGAATTACCGCCTCCGCGGAACCAGCCTCACCAATCGTCGCCATCGTGCCACCAGGTCTCGGCATCACAATGCCACCCTCAGCAAGTCGCAAACCGCCCGGCACGTAATCCCGAACCGAAACGGAGCCGGAATGAGTATTGACCGAAAGTGCAGGCAACCCCAAGAAGTCTCGAATCGTATTGATGAGGTTGCGAATCTCCACGCCAGCGTTCCACGCAAACCTTGCCACCTCTTGAAAAGGCGTAGGCAAATCCTTTATCAAATCGCGGAACGCTCGCGCCGGGTCAATACCTTGCGTCACGTAGTCATTAAAAATCTTGAAGATTCCGTTGACTTGGTCAACCACGCTGAGAAGCCCGCCCCAATAATCGCTCAAGGTGCGAATAACCCACGCGAGAGCCTCGAAAAGCGGAATCATCAACTCCAACAATTTCAATGTCTTAGGCAACTGCTCAACCATCATCGGAAGCACGGTCTGTACCAGCTCAAGGAAGCTAGGCAACATTTCCTCAAGTTGCGGAATCATGTCAATGAACGCATCAGTCAAGCCCTCAAGGAACGCCTGAAACTCCGGGTCGGCAACCATCTCCGCGATAGCCTCCGCAAGAATCGGCACCAACTTTTCAAGTGCAGGCATCAACGCGGTGCCCACGGTCTCTTGCAAGTTCTCAAACAAGCCCTGAATGCGCCCGAGTGGTGAGGCCATCGACTCCGCCGCGCCATCGTACGTGCTTGCGAGCTGGTCAATCAGATACGCTTGTGCGCCGACCTGATTGTTGGAATCGAGGAGAGCCTCATAAGTGTTCTTTTGCTCATCAGTGAACACAATGCCCATGCGCGAAAGCTTGCTGAGGGCTGTCTCTTCGTCACCGGCAATCTTGATAAACGCCGTTCCGATTGACTCAATGTCTTTGCCCGTACCGGCTGCAACGTCGGCGGCAACCTCCGCAAGGCGGTTCAGACCATCAGTGCCCAACGCCGCCAAATCAGGCACCGCAAGAAACGTGCGCTTCATGCCGTCAAGCACTTCATCATCAATGCCGGTGAGTTGTTGCAACGCCGTGGAATGGTCTTGCAACGCCTTAGTGGCTTTGCCTATTTCCGTGTCAGTCGAGCCGAAAATCCCGGCGTTCTTTATCGCGTTCTCAAGACCCTTACCGATGCGAAACGACTCGTCGGCGGCGCGAACGGATGATGCGGCGAACGCCCCGGCACCGGCAGCCAATCCTGCAAACGCGCCAGCAAGCACAACACCGGCACCCTTAGCGAAACCGCCCAAACGGTCAAGACCCGTTTTCGCGTCACGAACGCCACGGTCATCAAACTTAGAAACAATCGGCAAACGTAATGGCATCAGTACTTCTCCAACTCGCGGTTTGTTTTCTCAATCCACCGCAATAAAAGGTTCTCCGCCAGCCGATTGATTACCGGCTTGTAAGGCATGAACGTTCGATACAAAAACCGCCCGCCGTTATCCCACCCGGAAACAATGCGATTCAAGTTCTCAATAAAAGGCCGACCCACGCGAGGGTTCTTGGAAAAGGCAAGATTCTTAGAGCCAGCCATATCCGCAATATACATTCCCTCACCGCCCTTCGTAGCAAAGTTCATGCTCACCAAAGTTTGATTCTTGCGCGAATAACCCGGCGTGACTGATACCTTCATGGCTCGCAAACCGCCCCAACGTTTGCGCCCACGATTCACAAAGCCCGACATAGGCGGCGGGATAGAACTTGCACGCGTAGCAATTTGCCCGGCAATAGGTTGCAGAGCTGGTCTCATCGTGTCGCGCAAATCATCAATCAAGCTTTTGTCAACGGATCGGAGCACGCGAGCAACACGCGCCATGTCACGCGCATCAACCTCAGCCCGAACGCTCATGCTCATGAGGCAAGTCTACTAAGGCGGTGCGCTCCGCGCCCGAGACACGGCAACAAGATAACGCTGCATAGTCCACAACATCCGCGGTTCAAGCTCCATCAGCTCACGCGGTGAAATGTGATACTCGTGGGCAAGTTGAGCCATAGTCCAATGAAGGGAATAGCCCAACGGTTCTATTTTTTTGAACTGCCCTCACGCACAACCTGAATGGTCTCCACCCACGGTTCAAACTCAAGGTCAGTAGCCTTCGTGCGCTTCTCAACCGAGTAGGCAAGGAAGAACAAGTGAGTGAGTTTCGGAGTCGCAAGACCGGCAACGCTCATATCAAAGTGCGCCTCGAAACGCATCAAGTCAACGGCAACCGCGCTAACGTCTTTCGTTGTTCCGTCAGCGTAAACGATTTCTAATTGAATAGGATCCATGACCCTACTCTAGCAAATTACGCCGTGGCGCGTGCCATAGGCCCACTAAAGGCCCAAGAAGTGCTGAATGTCAAAAGGTCTCCGACGCTGCCAGCGACAGGGGAATAACTTGAGACAACGGCTTGGATCGTGTAGCGCGGATTTGTCGCACTTACCACGGTGCCGTTCGGGATAACCACGACGGTACCCACCGAACCGAAGGCTGAATTGAGAACCGAGTCAACCGACGAGGTGGCGAAGTCTTGGTGCCAATCGAGCTGAATCGAACCATCCTTGAGACCGGCAACGCGCGAACGCCAGCCAGCGGTTCCGAAGGCGGTGGTCTCGATCTCGTCGGCCGAAGTGTCCAACGTCACCGAAGCGATGTGGTCACTCAGGTCGGTTCCATTCACGGTCACATATGCGTTCGTGAAAACCTGTTTTGCCATTTTGTGTTCTCCTAGTTTCCATACACGGTGACGGTGAAATCAGCCGCCAAATAATTGACTTCTCCAATAGTAAGGCTTCCGACGTTCGACATAGCCTCAACACGCACGTCAAAGGCTGAACCGCCCAAAGACTTGTCAGACTCGATAGCGTTCTTTATCGCGCCCGTACCTGGTGAAATGTAGCCGTCAAGAACACGCTGTGCCGTTCGCTCACTCATGCGCCCCACGATGACCGTCACCATGAACGAATAAGTCGTGAGACCGCCACGCAACGCCCCGTCATAAGCAACCGACTGCAAACTAATAACCGCTTGCGGTGGGTTCACCTGATCGGGAATCGTCTCCGCAACACGAAGGCCACGAAGCGTCGCAAGGTTGTTCCCTAACCCTTGACGAATCAGCGTGATGCTCACGCGAACGTAACCTTCATGTACGGCGCGAGAAGTGCCTGCACGTCAGAGTCAACCCGGCTCACGCGAATCGTGCCCATATCGCCCATGCCCAAAACGCCTAGCGGCGAATCAAACCGCTTGAACAAACGTTGCGCCTGCAAAATACAAGCCATCCGAACGTCAAGGGGAACCGCCGACCAACCGAACACGCCAGCAACCTGCACCGACGCTTCCGCCTGCACCGGGAACGTGTAGTTCCCTACCGCACGAATACGCGTGAACGGTTGTGCAAGACCGCCAGCAATACCGTTTACCGGCTCGAGCTGGTAGTCAACCGCGCCCCACGTTGTCTCCCACAAACGATCCGTAGAAGTCTTTAGGTGCGTCAGCGACACAAGGTCATCAATTTGCACGACATAGTTTGAGTTCGTCACAAACTCGCGCGTCGCCGTAGTCGGATAAAACACGCGCTGGCAGTACGCGTCAATTTCGCGCGACGCTGCCTCAATGCTCAGTTCGAGCAACGAATCGTCAACGGCATCAGAAATGCGGAGCGCATCCTTTACCTGCTGAATTGTGCAGTAGCCGTTTGTAATCATGGTGCTATTTTAGCCGTGCCCGTATGGCGGTAGACGATATCCCCTCCGTGTACGGCAAAAAAACTAGCGCAATGTTTCGCGCCTCCAAATACTCACGCGACAAGCCCGTTTGTTTCAAGTAGTCGCGCCCCACCCAATCGGAACCAACCACCAACAAATCAGGTTGCACCTCATCGATGAGAAGTTTGCAATCTTCATTCCCCTTGTTGATAAGCACCTCATCAACCCAACGGATCGAGCGCAACATTTCCAAACGCTCAACCAGCGACATGACCGGATAACAGCCCTTATAGCGTTTGATGAAATCGTCAGTATTGACCCCGACGGAAACGTGAGCGCGTGCGCCGCCCAACTCCACGCACCGTTCGAGCAACGCGACGTGGCCCGGATGCAACAAGTCAAACGTGCCAATCGTCAAGACTTTCATTTCCACGTGCCTTTCCATTTTCTAAAGTATTGATTTTCGAGCACAAGATTTTCGCGCCCAAAATGCTCCACGACGTGCCCGTTCGCGTCGGTCAGCTCCGGGAACAAAACCGGCGCGCCGCCAGCCTTGTCTGAATAGTCACGAGTCCACATTATTTCGTTGGCAATCGCACCCATCTTCGAGTCAACCAAAGGCCAACCCACAAGCTTGTTCAGCACCTTGCGCTCATACACGCCCATATCAGACCCGTACACGCTCGGATCACCTAGCAGGGCAACCGAGCCGGGAAACTCCTCCAGCCTGCCCCAAAACCCGTGCGACAACACTTCGGCGGAGTCTTGCAGAAACA